CTGTTGTCAACAATAGATCTGTGACAAATAATGAGTACAAGATCAATGTTAATTCTCTTGTCCAGAGTTTGTTTCTCTATGACAATGGATATGCCACATCATTTGATGAATATTATTTGAGAGAACAGGCAGCAGGAAGACAGGTGATCTTCAAGCAGGATTATCTGGATGTACGTGGATTCCGATTCCGAGTGGCATTTAGAATTGAATACATTAAGTCTTGGAGTTCTGGTGATGCTTATGAGTACCCTGAATATGGATGGTTTGCTAATGTGTCTGTCGATACTGTGTCTAGTTGGGGTAAGAGATACTCTGAGTACGATGCTTTGACAATACAATGGCCACCTGCTAGAATCCAGAACACTGATGGTAATGAACCTTCTGCACCATATTATCCTAAGCAAACGAACTTGCCTAAGGATGTTCTGGTGAGGGATAGAACTACCAACAGGTTCAAGAGAAATGCACGATGGGCAATCTACCAAGAGTCTCACGACAAGAATAGTAATGTGTGGTATAGCAATCAATCATCGTTCAAACCTTCTCAGAACACTACACTTGATCTAATTATTTCGGACGTAGACTAATGGATTATTGGGATAGGAGACTGCTTAAGTCTCAACTGGAACTGGAGGGTGTCCGAAAAGCACTCAAGGATGCAGATGGTGACCGAGAAAAACTGCGGAAGAATCTTAAGAAAACCAAGAGATTTTACAAAAGCAGACTCGGAGAGGTTGCTCGACTCGATCATTCTCTATATAATGTGGGAGAACAAACACAGGAGGGTGCCAATGGCGACGAAGGACCAGAAACTACGGGGGATGTCCCTACTAATTGAGTCTCTGCATAAACCTGATAGTCGTCTGCGAAGTTGTGCTCACAATCAAGAGTGCTACCACGAACTGCTGATGTATCGTGATGAAATTATCCAGTATTGCCAGAACCGTTTGCGGGAGATTGAAGCAGAATGATCAATCTCCACGAACGTTATGGTCACTATTTGACTACTGGGAGAAAGCACGACAGGATTGATGAGCGAGTTATCGCCTATGGATGGACAGATAATGGCAAAGACCTAACAGGGTATTATGTATTAACTGAGAATCATCGTCTTCTATATTCCATCAAAGGCGAATATCAGGGAATGGAACCCCTGGTTTGTTCAATTTAGTCGCATTATCATAACTTATAATGGTAATAACCGTCACTAACCAGTGGCGGTTTTTTGTATAAATAACATTTCGTAATGACATTACGATTTGTTACAGCACTTCAGGGGTTGACGAATTCTAGACGAGTGGTGTACAATACTTAAGCGGTCGGGAGTCGAACCGACCCATCATCTGCGGGTAACCATTCCGCAAGTAAATTTAACGAGGTAATTTCTAATGATCAAATCCGCATTCGCAGCTCTGGCTGCTGCTCCCCTTTTCGCTGGCGCTGCCCTTGCAGGTCCTTATGTGAACGTCGAAGCGAACTCTGGTTTCACTGGCGCAAACTACACTGGCACCAACATCGATACCCATATCGGTTATGAGGGTGCTCTGGGTGAGTCCGCTGCTTGGTACGTCCAAGGCGGCGCTACTATCGTTGCTCCCGACGGTGGTACTTCTGACACCGTTCCTTCGGGTAAGGCAGGTCTGTCTGCTGGTCTGAACGAGAACCTGTCTGCTTATGGCGAAGTCTCCTTCGTCGGCAGCGGCGTTGCTGGTGTTGACCGTTCCTACGGCACCAAGGCAGGTCTGAAGTATAGCTTCTGATAAATACTAGAGAGACCTTTCGTGCGGTCTCTCTACAAGTCGGAACACCCAATGGGACTCTTCGGAGTCCCTTTTTTATTCTGGAGGTATTATGAATTTTCAAGTATACACAAGAACTGGTTGTCCCTATTGCACACAAATTAAACAAGTGCTCGAAGGGAAAGGTTATTCCTACACTGAAAAACAATTAGATAGGGATTTTAGTAGAGAAGATTTTTACAAACAGTTTGGTGCAGGTAGCACTTTCCCTCAAGTTCTGCTAGACTCTAAACGTCTGGGTGGATGCACTGATACTGTTCGCTATCTTAGAGAAAGCGGATTCATTTAATGGACTAAATATTAGCAAGTTCACACATAGGGGGAGGTTGGTTTCCATATTATTGTAAACGGTTAGACGGGGGGAAACCATGTTAATTGCACTATCAGTTTTAGTTACCATCGGCGCATTTATTCTTGGCATCACTGTTTCATGGTTAGCAAAAGGTTACGTTGAAGATTTTATTGAAAACGCTGCCTATGCAAAATCAGTCACACATCCAGAAATGTTTGATGAAAATGGTGACATGTTACACGACGAACTTATCTACATCAGACCAGACACACAATATTGGACTGAGTTTGAAGATGAAGATGATGATGAATGATTAAAAGGAGTTAATTATGCCACGCAGTATGGAAAATAGTAACGCTCGGTTACTAATTAGTGAGATTTTGAGAAAAGTCTCTAACGCAAAAACGAAGGATGAAAAGATTTCAATACTTCGCAAACACAATAGTAATGCACTTCGTCAATTGTTGATTATCAACTTTGATGATAGTGTTATATCTGAACTTCCTGAAGGAGATGTCCCTTATACTCCTAATGATGCACCCGTTGGTACAGACCACTCTCGTTTAGAACAAGAGTATCGTGGTTTGTATCGCTTCTTTAAAGGTGGTGCTAAACTTCCTGGATTGAAGCGCGAGTCTATGTTTGTGCAACTTCTAGAGGGACTCTCTGCCGAAGAAGCAGAACTCTTGTGTCTCGTTAAAGATGGTCGTCTGACCGACAAATACAAGAGAATTACTAAAGCAGTTGTATCCGAAGCATTCCCTAGCATTGAGTGGGGAGGACGCTCTTGAAGTTTATCACCAAGGATTGTGACCCTTCTCTTGCACAAGATAGGTCACTTCCTTACACTGCTTATCTTGTTGAATACTTACAAGATGGTATGACTAAGTTTGACCTAGTTTATGGTAACAAACGGTCAGAAATCTTTGATTACTATTGGGACTTGTATAGACATGACCTAATTAGTATGACGCAATCTGAAGGTAGAGTGAATCCTAAATTATGGAACGATCCAAACGCACAGAAAAAGAAAACCAAATGACAATCTACTTCGACAAGCGTGCTATTGAGCAGCAAGACGAAGAAGAAACTCAAGCAATAGAAGAAAAGAAAAAACAAGAGGCAGCACTTAAAGCAGTTTCTCAATTAGTTGGTTTTTTTACCAAACCCCTAGTTCTTATGCTATTATGGAACTGGTTAATGCCAGGTATCTTTAGTCTTGCTACCATTGGATACCTTAAAGCATTTGGACTGTATCTAATCTCTCGTATTTTATTTGATAAGAATGACTAAAGTATGCCTTGTTTCTGTGACTCCTGACGCAGAGAAAACTATTGGTTATGTTGCTCGTGTGAGTAATCCTGCCAATCAGGAGAACGAAAAGGTTGCAGGTCTGCTCAAGTATTGTATCAAGCATCAACACTGGAGCATCTTTGAGCAAGCACATATGACCCTGGAGATTAATACCACCAGGGCAATCGCAGCTCAAATCCTGAGGCACCGTAGTTTCACATTCCAAGAGTTTTCTCAACGCTATGCAGATTCGTCTCTGCTTGGTGATGAGATTCCTCTACCTGAACTTCGTCGTCAGGATACTACTAATCGTCAGAAGAGTATCGATGACCTTGACCCCTTTGTCAAACAGAAGTTTGAAATTTGGATGCAGTATCACTTCAAGCAGACGATGGATGTCTACAAGGAGATGTTGGATGCTGGCGTGGCAAAGGAATGTGCTCGCATGATTCTTCCTATGGCAGTGCCTACCAGAATCTACATGACGGGTTCTGTACGCTCCTGGATGCATTACATTGACCTTCGTTGCGCTCACGGCACCCAGAAGGAGCACCAGGACGTTGCAGAGATGTGTAAGCAGCATTTCATCTGCCAGTTCCCGACCATCTCTGAGGCGCTTGGATGGTGCCCTGAAGGCGATTGCGGGTGTTCCCAGCACCTTGACGAGTGCAACTGCATTCAACCATCTCTGAGGATTGACTGATGTATGAAGAACTAAATTGTTTTGAAGAGGCACTTAAGCACTTCGGAACTCGTGTAGAAGTCATCACTGCTATGGAAATGTCTAGACGGATTTCTCCTGAAGATGCATACCAGATGATCAAAGACGAACTCAAAGAAGTAAAGAAGTGCCGTAAACTATACAAAAAAGAGGAGTGCTAAGATGCCTACTTACCCTGTAATAAATAAGGTCACTGGAGAGAAAAAAGAACTCTCCATGACCATGAAAGAATACGATACCTGGAGAGGAGAAAATCCTGACTGGGACAAAGATTGGATGGCAGGAGTCGGTGGGGTAACCTATGGACAACCCAAACAATCTGACGGATTCAAAGAGGTGATGACCAAAGTGCAGAAAGCACACCCCCGAGCAAACCTTAGTCGTTTTACTTGATATGCCAAGAGCCCGTAAAAGGAATACAACTAGTAATCCTGTTTCTAATATGACTGCTAAGCAGATTCGGAGAAAGAAACCAATTGATAAGTCCTATATGGTGCCTATCAATCCTCTAACTCCCAATCAAGAGACTGTGTTTGAGCAGTATGCATTGGGTCAGAATCTTCTACTTCATGGTGCTGCTGGTACAGGTAAAACTTTTATCACGCTCTACCTTGCACTTCAAGAAGTACTTGACGAACACACACCTTATGATAAGATTTACATTGTAAGGTCTCTTGTCCCTACCAGAGAGATTGGTTTCCTTCCTGGTGACCATGAAGATAAGTCTGCTCTCTACCAAATCCCATACAAAAATATGGTGAGGTATATGTTTAGTATGCCTGATGACAATTCATTTGACATGCTTTATGACAACCTCAGAGCACAAGAAACTATTTCTTTCTGGTCTACTAGTTTTATCCGTGGGGTCACTCTTGACAATGCCATTGTTATTGTCGATGAGTTCAGCAATCTTAACTTCCATGAACTCGATTCGATGATTACTCGTATCGGTGAAGACTCTAAGATTATGCTGTGTGGTGATATCACACAGACTGACCTTGTTAAAGAGAATGAGAGGTCTGGTATTGCAGACTTCATCAAAATTCTTCAGAGTATGCGTGAGTTTACTTGTGTAGAGTTTGGTATTGAGGATATTGTACGTTCTGGTCTGGTTAAGTCGTATCTACTTACAAAATATAATCTAGGTTTCTGATGTTTAATTTTATTGATGTCAACCTTCACGAACATGTGGAGGTTGAACCTGTGACTAAAGACGGTACTCGTTTTTACCCCATTCCTGGGGCAGATAAATATTATCCGAGCGTAACCTCTATCACATCGTTTAAGAACGCGCAGTTCTTTGCCGAATGGCGAAAAAGAATAGGTGAAACCGAGGCAAATCGAATTACTGCTAGAGCAACTCAGAGAGGCACTGCCTTTCATGCCCTTGCTGAAGACTATTTCAAAGGTGAACTAAACATCGACAAGTACTTGGAAAATAATCCATTATCTGTTAGAATGTTTCAGTCAGCAAAGTCTACGCTGAATCGTATCAACAACATTCATTGCCTTGAGACTTTTCTATACTCTCACTATCTCGGTTTAGCTGGTCGTGTAGACTGTATTGCTGAATTTGATGGCGAGTTGGCAGTAATCGATTTTAAAACCTCAACTAAAGAAAAAAAGGAATCGCACATCGAGCACTACTTTGTGCAAGAGACTGCATATGCAGCGATGTTCCTTGAGCGTTCAGGATTAGAGGTAAAGAAAATTGTCACACTTATCGCCACCGAAGAGGGAACTATTCAAACATTTCAGAAGTACAATCTTGATGACTATTTACAGCTACTTAAGTCCTATATCGAAGAATTTGTTAGGGGAAGAACTAATGCCTAAAGAACAACTGGAGGATAAGTTTCTAACCCCCACCAAATTCTCTCAAGAAATTGAACGTTTGGTGAAGCGTAGTAACGGTCTCATTACTTACATTGAAGCAGTTGTAACTTACTGCCAAGAGAATGAGATTGAACTTGAAACGGTTCCTAAACTAATCTCTAAACCTCTAAAAGAACGTCTGAGGCACGAAGCACAACGCCTCAATTATATGAAACAATCATCGAAAGGAGTGTTGCCATTGTGAAAATTGCTGTAGTAGGAACAGGAACAGCAGGAATACTTAGTTTATGTTTTCTTCTTGCATATGCACCTGAACCTATTGAAGTCTATAGCATATACAATCCGCAAAAACCCATCTTGGGTGTTGGTGAAAGCACTAGCACCCAAATACCATCTGTGTTATATGATGCAATACGATTTAGTTTGCTTGAAGATTCTCATGAATTAGATGCAACTTTCAAACTTGGAGTTAAGTTTGCTGATTGGAGAGAAAAGGATTTCTATGGTCACATAACTCCAGTATCTTATGGAATGCATTTTGACAATCAAGCATTGAAAGGATTTGCATTCAAAAGATTTGAAGAGATGTATGAAAATTTTCATGTCATACATGGACATGTAGATAAAATAGAGACGCGAGAAAATGAAGCGGCAGTCTTTATAGATGGAAATGAATATAAATTTGATTACGTAGTTGATTGTGGCGGTTATCCAGAAGATTATTCTGAGTATAATATCTGTAAATATATTAGTCTAAACAGTTGCTTAGTACATAATACAAAACCTGAGGAGTATAACTACACACTCCATAGAGCAACTCCTAACGGTTGGATGTTTGGTATTCCCCTTCAGTCCAGACAAAGTTTTGGATACTTATATAATGATACGATAACATCTAAAGATGAAGCAGTTGCTAACTTTAAAACCTATTGTGATGACATTGAAGAGTCTCAACTAAGAGAATTTAAATTTAAAAGTTACTCTGCAAAACAATTTTTCGATGGTAGAGTTTTGAAGAATGGGAATCGTGCCTTCTTCTATGAACCGATAGAAGCATTCAGTGGATTCTTCTATCAAAGTGCCCTTAAGTTTTTGGGAGAGTATTTGTGGTGCGGTGTGAGTTTGGAAAAAACAAATGAGCACATGGGTTTCATTGCAAACAATATAGAATTGGCAACTTGTTTCATCTATCATGGTGGATCCATTTATGACACACCATATTGGGACCATGCAAAGAAAATATCTAAAGAAAAATTAGATACTGATATTAGATGGTCTTATCAAGTTGAAGCACTGAAAGAAATAAAAGCACAGACAAATAGACAACTGAGAAGGGAAGGCATTGGTGCATATCCTGCTCAAATATGGTTTGACTTTGACAAGAATTTGAATTACAATTTGTTTTGATGAGTGCTGTTATGACTGGGTTTGAAGTGTATAAAATGTATCTCGCATTGAAGAATCACTTCACTAGAGATAATTATGATTATGTTAAATACAGAGGCAAAGTCAGTGCCTCTGAAAAATCATTTGAGGAAAGGCGTGACCGTTATTTCTTCAAGAAATTAGCGACGAAGTATGAGGGGTCTAAAATCCTGGATTACTTCGTCGCTAACTTTATGTTAGACCCTAAAGGATATATCAAATCGTTCTCTGACGGTAATTACGAACGATGGAAGGTAAATAAAGAGTCCTTCTCTTATAAATTTAGACAGGACGTAGACCTCCTGCTCACACACTTTGAAGCACCTTACCAAGATAAGTTCGATAAAATCTTTGAAGTAAAGGATGGTCAGCACCCCCCTCTCCTCAGACATTATCTTTCGGGAGAGATAACATTAGAAACACTCGTTGTATTTGAGACTTGTTTAGGATATATTGGACAGTTTGACAAGAAATTATCGGACCCTATCTGGAAAGATGTTCGGAAGAGGGTATTGAAATACAAACCGTTTTTAAAGGTGGACTGTAGCAAGTACAGGGGTGAGATATTAACAGTTATAAGGACAAAGCTATGAGTTTTTTCAAGTCAGAACAAGTTCAAAAGAACATGCAAGACATTTTTGATACTTATCAGGAAGTTGCATCGATGACATCTCAATTAACTACGATGTCTAAAGAAGAAAAGTTAGACCACATTGAACGGTGTAAGCATTTAATTGATAAACAGAAAACATTTTATGGTCGTCTTTGTCTGGCGTCATATGACGACCCAGAGGCAGCAGATATGAAAACACGCATCAATGCTTTGTCTAATGCTTTTGGATATCAAACTCTGGTAGAGTGCATGGATGCCATGGTGGAGACACTTGAAAAAGCGGCACAACAGGAACTTGACCGCGACTAAATAATGTGCTATCCTTACAGGGTAGTCAACCAATACAACTACACACAACTAATACGGAGAATACGATTATGTCTTTTGCATCTCTCAAAAAAGCGTCTGCCGCTGGTAA